TCTTGATCGCGTACTCCATCGCGTACTCGTAAATACGACGAGCCGCTGATGCCATAACTTGATGGCGAGACCGGAACCAAACAGACGACATATCTAGCGCACCGCGATAGACGGTCCCCTGCATTGACTCTGGGTAAACAAGAACGTAAGGGATGCCAACGCCAGCACAGACTTTCTCGGTCAGTTGTCGCCAATACTCCCGCATATTTACACCGGGACGCTCGGTCGCAAACTGCTCGAAACTGTCACCATTCTTCATTACCTTAACTCCAGATCCAAAAACCTGTTCGTAGTAATTCTCGGCGGTGTTTACGCTCGCTCCAGCAGTACCAGCGCGGAGGTTGCTCGCTTGGACTTCACCAGCATCAGTCTTAACAATCTGAGCGACAGAAGCACCTAACTTACAAGCCTCCATCTCCAGCTTTTGTAGATCATCGAGATCGTGCAAATCATTGATAACCGCCGAGACAAACGGAAGACCTCTAAGCTGACCGGGACGATTAGGTTCGTAGATATGGACAACCGAGTCAGAGGGAATGGAGCGAACATCAGTCAGGTTACCCTGAGTTTTTTCCGATCCAATAAAGTATGAAATGGCTCGTCCAGTACGAGGATCAAATCGGATACCGTCAAAGACGGTCTCGTCTGCTTGCATCCCTGCCGGAGTGGCAATGGATTGAGCTTCGATAAGCTGTAATCGAGGTTTGCCAGTGTCACCTTTGGTCAACAACAAGAACGATTCGCCATCGTAGAACCAACCGCGAGCGGCTTGCCCCATCAGAGTGGAGAATGACTGGCGAGAGCCAATATCGGGATAACGGCTCCAGACATCAAACCACTTCTTGGCTTTGAGATTCCAAGCACTATCGCTAGAAGCCGGTTGAACCGAAAAGCTGGAACCAACAGTGTAGCTTTCAAACAAGTCTCCAAGCCTATTCAGTACAGCATTGTTTTGTTCAAAAAAGCGAGACTTGCGAACGATGGCTTGACGAGTCGAACTGGTGACATCAAACCGCGCGGAAGTGTAAGACGTATCGAGATACGAACGACGCAGCGAGTTACCGGCTCCCTCGTATTTGTTAACGGGAGGAGGAAACAGCTTATCGGCTATTGTTTGAAGAAATCCCATTAGCTCATTCGGGTTGTGGCTTCACGCCGAAACTGCGTGAAATCCGCATAATACCGAGTGGTTGAAACTAGAACGGCGGTCAGCATCTTGTTGTAAATCTGGAGATCGGTGGGACTAGCGATCCCATCACCAGAAAGAAGCGTTACAGCGTAATCGTAATCCGTTAGCAGAGACTCCCACATTTGGAGCATCTCAATTGGTGCTGCGGTCCCCTTACCGGGTTCAGCGAACTCAACGGAAACGTCAGAACTAGAAGTGCTGCGGACCACATTACCGCTCTCCATCGAGTCAGCGGAAACAGTCAGCTTTGCCGTCAAAGCCTCAAGCAATGTCAAAGCGGCTTTGCTCGCGTAGGTAGTACGCAAGTATGACCGCTTAGTTGCTACCGTGTAAGTGAACACTTGGGCGGACTATCAACAGACCGCGAAGTTTGTCAACCACTAGAATTTTCGGAGGTACTAGAAGTCAGGTCTCCCCACAACATAACCATCGCCAACTGCATGATTTCACAGTCGTGCAAATGGTCAGGCCAACGAGTGTTTCTTTTAAACCACAAGTGTTTGATCCTGCCGGAGCGGTTAGCCGTTGGCTTGAGAAGATGGCTGTCTAGATGCTTCCAATAGGTATCAGAATCGCTCGCAAAAGCCCCTTCAGCGTCTAGCGGAGCGGGTAGGCTACAAACACTCCATTGATGCGTCTCGCTTCCCTTACGGAGCCGCTGGAGTACCTCTCGCATATGCTCGGTATCAAAAACCAACAACGGTTGCACAGCGTCAGTCCGCATCGAGGTTGACGTTGTAATTCCAAATGGATGGATGGAGCCGGTCTTGCTGGTAAATCTAGCTCCAGTCTCGCGTCCTTTCATCGGCAACCAGCCGATTAACATTGGCTTTCTAAGACCTCCCTCTGGTGGGTAACGCAGACCGCATGGATAGTTTATCGGGCTTGCACTGCTCTGCGAGAACTCCGCACAAGCGTCGTAGACTGCTTGCGTGTTGTAACCGGAATCAACGCCAACATCCATATCGTGGACGTTGTATTGGAGTTGAATCCTACGCAGTGCGGCAAAATCATCAGCGTGACCGGCTCCAACAAGTCGAGAGTTGCCTTTGCTCCACTCGCGGCAGACCCACCAAAGAAACGGAGCGGCAGCTTGTACGTCAGCCGTAAGATAGCGTCTAGCTTCAGGGATTCCAGCATCAGACACAATCTCGACTCGGTCTTGTTGCGTCTCCTGATTCTCCCACGGTTCTGCCAACATTCCGTTGATAAAACCCTGCAATCCCATCATTGAGGATTTGGCTTCAAGGAACGCGACGGCAAGATTTCCCCAAGTGCATTTGCGATCTGGGGAATACAGCGAAGAAAGATGGTAGGATCTTACACTTGGAAGGCTGGCTTTATTCTCCGAGATCCACTTGCCGTGACGTAACCCTGCAACCTTTTGGCTGTCAGATATCTTTCCCTGACATAATTGGCAGACGTAATGGGCGGTGGTACGGATGCGCTGCCAGTCGGGTCGTCCGTCTTCTAGCTTCTCGTTTTCCCAAGTTACTTGTCGCCACTCCAGCTTTATATGCTCTCGGCAGTATGGGCAGGGGATGTAATACCTTCGCTGGTCTCCTCGTAGATATCGCTGCCAGATTCTCCCCTCGGAGGTTGTCGGAGTGCTGGTGAAGAAGGCTTTGGAACTGCTGAACGCTTTGAGTCGCTGCTCGGCAAGATCCAGAGCGTCAGCTTCTTTAGCCGTAGCATCAGCGAATTTGTCTACCTCATCAGCGACCAAGATTCTGACTGGACGGGACGCTAAGTTTGCCGGTGAGTTTGAGCCAACAAAGGTCAGGGTACAGCGGTCGAATTGCTGCTCCAGATTGGTGATCTGGTCTTTATCGGTTGGGAACCGCGCAATCATTGCCGGTGAGTCTTCCAGCATTGGTAGCCAGCGAGACTTGGAGAAAGACCGCGCTAAGTTCTCGCTCGGCATAAGCCACAACGCAGGAGATGGCTCTACGTCGATGGACCAAGCGAGACCGGCCATCAGCGTTGTTGTCTTACTGGTTTGAGATCCCCAACACAACGTAACCTCGGAGACCGCTGGATCTTTCCAAGATTCCAACGGTTCTCGGCAATATGGTCTGACCGCTGTACTAAAAGGTCCGGGATGCTCGGTCTGTCTTTGACTTAGAGTCAGATTGCTTTCAGCCCACTCAACAACAGATTGGCGTGGAGTAGGTCGCCACAATTGTCTGCGGAACTCTAGGATTTCAAGCTCTAGGTCTGTCATCAGAAAAGCTCCTCTGTAATCTGTCCACTCTTGATCTGGTAGTGAGCGGCTCCACTCATATCGATCAGAGCTACCTTCTCGGATCGTCCGTTAACCGTTTTCTCGGTGACTTGATGGTTAGCCGCCCACGATGCGCTGCGGTTGAAGATCTCCTGCATCATTACCAAGTCATCGTCGTGAAGGTGGAGGATTCCAAAGAACGGAAGCTTAGTATGTCGAGAGACCTCAAGAGCGGCTTGGAGCTTTGACCAAGAGATCATCCAGCGGTTGCCAAAGGTGGTCTTCAATTTTATCAGACCGTAGTTCCGAGTTTTAACCTCATAGCTTCCAGTGATGATTCCTTTGAACGGATCGAAGATGAATCCATCAATGCGGGATGGCTCTTGGTCTGATATCGACAGGAACTCTAAGCCGGTCTGACGCTCGATTGCTTTTATCGCGATTCGGTTCTGACGAAGCGATTCGATTCCCGCTGGCTTTTGACAGTTTAAGATTTCCATTAAACCTTTTGCAGAACCGCTTTTTTGCCAGTGAAGTCTTCCCAACGCTTAACGATTACGTCGCAGTATTTGGGATCAAGTTCCATCAGACGGGCTTTGCGGCTAAGACGCTCGCAAGCGATTGCGGTTGTTCCTGAACCACCAAAAAGATCCAACACTACATCGTTCGGCTTACTGCTGTTGCCGATCTGGTATTCAAACAACTCCAATGGTTTCATTGTTGGATGCTCAGTGCTTCGACTTGGTCTGTTGAAATTTAGAACCGTGGTTTGAGTTCTATCGCTTCCCCAGTAATGAGCAGCACCGTCTTTCCATCCGTAGAGGCACGGTTCATGTTTCCAGTGATAATCCTGTCTCCCCATAACGAGACTGTTTTTGTTCCAAATAAGGCATTGCCTTACTTTCCATCCGGTTTCAAAAGCCGCTGCTCTAAAATTGTGTCCTTCTGAATCAGCGTGCCAAATATAAAACACGGCACCTTCCCTCATCACAGAGTTGGCGGTCGAATAAACGTCTCTTAAAAATTGGCGAAATTGATCGTTTTCCATTGAGTCGTTTTCAATCGTTAACCGTTCTTCGGTCTTTCCTTCATATGCAACGT